GCTGCGGGTCCTGATACCACACCGTATTCATCTCCTTTTCCATCCTTCAACTTCTTCTTTGAAGTTGAGGGACCACCATACATTTGCAAGGACACGATTGGTGTAGGTACGCACATCTCTACTTGCTCCGCCCATGCGTAGCAAGCGATATCAACTGTTCCAATGGAACCGGCCGAAGAAACTGTCTGCAGACCTGCGTAGATGTTCAAGTACGCCTTGCCCATGTCCTCAAAGTCACTAAGTTTGGTAACGTCCAACCAGTTGTTCTTCTGGATAAAAGGTAATTCCAGTTCACCAGCCTGGTTGGTACTCGGGTCAAGCCAAACATGTGGTAACTGTGACCATTGTACAGGAGCAGTTGCTGCGGCTGTCGCAAGACGATCATTCGAGTCCCGTGGAAGATATGCCATCTGAGCAGATCCATACAAGAACCTGTTCCCATTGATGACAAACTTCACATGGAGCACGCATCGCAGCAACCGAAAGTAATTTATCTTCTCCTTGACCGCCGCATTCTGAAAGAACAACGTCCAAGGGTTGAAGGAAACACTTCCAAAAGCTGGAGGCGTGCCTGAAGCCCATTCATAATCCCAGATCTTCAAAGGACGACCTAGAAACTCACCTAACTGAGCATCAGATTGCTTCGCCATCGAATACGTTGCATCGAGTTCAGAAGCGAGTTTGACATTCACGCTAGGAGATGCATCAAAGAATGTAACGTTCTCCTGTTGCGATTCCCCAACGCTCATGTCTTGTTCGAGCGTATTGCTCATGGACACCTTGTGTCCCGCCAAATCATCATCGTTTGTTTTAATTGAATTTGAAGCCATCTTTGAATAGTTTGGACGGGGCGCGGAACTTTGCTCTGTAACATACTCACAACTCGCCGGGCAGCCGCCATTTTCAAAAATACCACTACGTTCTGGGAATGTGTAAACACGTTCGAACATACTCTCATACGTAGCAGTGTAAATGTACGTTCCGAAGAACATACGTTTTGTGTCGCTTGGGAAAAGGTCGAGTACTGTGTGATAAAACTCATAGTAATCTTCCTCCCCATAAGCGACCATCTCGGTCAAGCAACTATAGAAGGTCGCACACAATTGTGCATCCTTCGTAATAGAAGCAGATCTCAACCAAGTGATCATGGGTCCGATGATCGATTTCTTATCCAGTGGCGCAAGGTAGCATGAGGGTATAATACCACCCTCATATCGCACCCAAGTGCGCTTGAGAAAACTAATCTGATCAATAGACCGAAAATTTGCTGTCAATGCATCGCTCTTGTCAGCTGGCGTGTATTCAATGCCATAAGAGCCTAGAACACGGTGAAGAGTTTGAAAGTTGAACTTATC